GTAACTTATCCAGCTCATCATTAAATTGTATCAGCATTTTATAAAAATAAATAAAAAAAAGGGAGTAGTAAACTCCCCTTATAAATTAAATTAAATCTTCTCTACACTCGTCGCAAATATCTGAAAAGTCGTGTGTTTGCATTTCAGATCCACACATTTCGCAACTAAAATGGTAAGTCATCTTCAGTTTCTCTATCTGGGCTGTGTTGTTCTGTCTTTACTTCTTCAACAGCAGTTTCTATTTTCCAACCCTGTATGCTTGTAAAATATTTTATTTCTCCACTTGGTGATTCCCATTTTCTACCTCTAATGTTATATTCAATCTCAATATTATCATCTAACTTATAAGAATCTAATAATGTAACGTTGTCTTGTACAAATTCAATACACACTTCTTGTGGATATTTTTCACTTGTTTCAATGATTAAGTTTCTTTTTCTAAAACCTTTGGCTCCAAAAGTTTCTGTTGTGCCTACTTCTAGGACTTTTCCAGTTATGCTCATAATTATTTATTTAGTATATCTTTAAAATGATCTATTGTAAATTGTTTTATCTCGTCTAATTTTATTTGTCCGTGACAGGCTAACTCAATCGCACCTTTGTACGCTACTTGTAATAAAATACTTTGTCCAGTATCTAATCTTCGTTGTTTAATAGGCTCAGTATTTATTACTTTTTCAGTAATTGTATGAGGTTTAAATGATTGTCCTACTATTTCTCTTACTTTTGGTAAATTATTAATATCATATCCTAAATGTTCAATAGTCATAGTGTCGCCTGAATTTTTCCTTAATAATGCTTCAGGGTTTTTTGGTGTTTTTTTTGGGCTTACAATATATTTGTTTCCATCACTTAATTCAATTTGCCAATTTTGATAATAGCTTCCTTTGTAGTTCTTGCTCTCCCACAAGTCTCCTACCTTTTCTTTACTTTTTAGTGTTAATGTTTTCATTTTATAAAGTTAGTGATTTATTGATTCGCAGCAAAATGATTAGAAATTTCTCTATTTATTTGATCTTGTGCGTCTTTAGTTAAACTTAAATTTTTACCTTTTAAAAGTTTTATAATAATGTCTTTATCTTTTATTCTAGCTTCTAAATTTTTAATTTTCGTGTCGCTTTCTATATATTTTTTTCTAAGTGCTTCGACTTCAGCTTTCATAAGTCTTTCTAAATCTTCTCTAAATGTCATAATTATTCGTTATTATTATCTAAATATTCTAATATTTTTTCTCCAATTTTTGGAAAATTCCAAAAAAGTATATTTACAATTTCTTCGTCTGTGTGTTCTATGTCTTTTTTTTCAATCATAAGGATTATCTGCTTTGAAACAATTATCACTACAATAATCATCAATTTCTTGTTTTTTATCACATACAGGACATCTGCCTATCGGATCAGGCTCTGGTGGATTATACCAACTAAACATATTAACAGCCATTTAAATCCTCCCAAATTTCTGTAACTATGTTTTTTGCGTCTGTAATTTGTTCTTTTACATAATCATCAGAAATTCCTGTTAGTGCTAAATGTAATGTAGCTACTAGCCTACCAAATTGTTTTGCATTTTCTCTAGTTAATCTAGGTTCTGATGAGATTAATATATCTTTAATAAGTTGTTTTGATTGAGAATCAGATAATTGTGTCATAATAATTGTGTGTTTTTATATTTAACTTACAATAAAGATAGTAATTAGTTAATAACTGTGCAAGTTATTCACAAAGATTATTTAATTTATTTTGGAATTTTTCTATTAATTGTTCTAGATCATAGGAGTCCAGCTTTATAATTTGTCTGGATTTCATTAATAATTTTTCTGCTGTGCCGTCTCCTAATTTTCGATCTAGGTTTATACTATATAAATATTGCTCACCATAAGCAAACCTATTGCAACGCCTACATTGTCCGTGGACATTTTTTTCATCCCATCTAGTTCTTAGATATTTACGGCTTATAAAGTGTCCTGCATCAACCTCTTTGTACTGAAATGTTTTTTGACAGCTTATACACTCTACTTGTCCTTTATAGTCTGTGTCACGTTTTCTTATGTATTCTGAAAATATACGATCTAGTTTTCTAATAAGCGTTGATCGTTTCGGCTTTTTCATTTATTAACAGGAATTACATTATTACATTTTTTACATAAATAAAAGTAACCATTCTGATCACTACCTAAATATAACATATTTATTTTACAGTATCTACAATTCATTTTTATAAAAAAGAAAAGAAAAGAAAAAGAGTAAAAAGAAAAGAAAAGAAAAGCCTACAAAAAGAAAATAATGTAAGTATCTGAACCAACAGGAGTGAGTACCTGAAGTTTTGCACCTTAGACTGATGTGCAACAGCTCAACAAAGCTAATAAAAAAAATAAGCCTTGACAAAATATTAAACATTATTTCTTTACTTTCTCATAACTACGCCCACCAAAGTATGCACCAATACAGGTAAGTAAAATCATTTGCAATAAATCTGTATGTGAATCTTTAAGATCAAAAGTTATGACACCAGCATCAATAAACACCATAAGAACAGTAGATACAACTAAAAATATTAAAACCATAGGACGAACATTCTTACTTAAAAAACTATCGCTATTCATATCAGTTTTCCAACGCTCTGTTACGTTTTGTTGCATATCAGCTTCAGCTTTAATAAACACCTCTGTCATCTCTTTTTCAAATTTTGCTCGATCTTCTTTTGAAAAAGTATGTTTTGCTATTATATTACTTATTTTTTCAGCTACTCCTCCTCCTGCTCCTCCAAATATTTTTGCCAGTATTTTTTTCATAAATAAATTTTAAAATAATTATTGATAAAATAATTGTGTAAATATTAATATGACTTTCGCCACAAATTCCTAATAAATGTTTTATAGTTTCCATAGTTTTAATTTAAAGGTAAAACTGTAAATGAGCCTATTACTAATATGATTATTATCATAAAAATAAACTCAATTACTTTGCTCATCTTTTGTATATTTTATCTTCTATTTTATCTAATCGTTTAGCTTCAACATCAATTTTATTTTCTAAAAATTGTATTTTCTGTTCTAATAAATCGTGTGATTTTTGTGGTGGTAATTGTTTAGCCACCTCTATTTCTTGTTTATTAAGTTCTATTTGTTTTGTAAGTGTAGAATAAGTCATAGTTAAACTTATAATACCACCTACAACTAAAATAATAGTTTTTAAATCTAAACTTAAATCTGGTTTACCATCATTATCAATATCCAATCCTACTTCTTTCATTTATCTATTTGTTTTAATTTACTTATTGCCCAATTAACACCTGCTGAACCACCCCAAGCATCCCACATAATACCACCACACCCCTCTGTGTATGGAACGTCTTTATGTTGTTGATGTCTTTTAAATGACGCCATTCGTGCAATAGTATCTTTACTTATCTTTTCACGTCTAGCTAATTGACCAGCTCTAGTCCATCCTACTTGTGTTCCACATTTAGATCCATTCTTTTTTTTAAATGCTATTGCTCGTTTCGCATTATTACTAGCACCTTGTGGATAATCATTGTATGATTCTAATTCAACTGATCCTCGAAACGCATCATAACACATAGCTATTGCCTGATCTTTATCGTGATATTTCATTAAATCAGGAATGCATCTCATCATAAAATCTTTCTGTTTTTCTCCGTTTTTTTTCTTAGGTACTGGCATCTATATAAAATTTAAAATGTAACACTATAAAAAATAAATAAATATTCAACTCACTATAATCTTGTTCATAATCTCTCGGCAAATAACTAAACCCTACTAAAATGCCTAAAGAAAATCTTTCTATTATAGCAAATTCTACTTTTTTCATTTACAATCTTTACAACCTGAATATGTATAATATTTTCCTTTACGTTTTGTTACTAAAACTTGTTTTTTATTTTTCTTTTTATTCCAACTAACGTGGATCCATTTTGGTTCTTCACCAAATTCCCATATTAATTGATCAAAATCTAAATTATCTTTTATGTAATGAAACATCTCAAGGTTTGTCTTACCTCCTAACGAATCTAGATCCATAGCTAAGCCATCTTTATGAGCTGAAGATAGTGAGCCTCCAATCCTAGAATTTAACTCCTCAGATCGAAAGAAACTATTTACTCTAATTGGGTGATCTACCCACTCTCTTAATGGTTGGAATATTTTTTCAGCTATTAACTCCATATTTTCAATATGCTCTTTTTTAGGTTTGTTTGATATACCTAAACGTTTTGCAGTTTCAGAATGTGTAGCTTCTTTATAGCTAATGTTTTCGCTTATTTTTTTCATACATTAAATACCATTTGTGAGTTGTGTACAGGATAGTAACTGTAAGAAGTATTATCTTTAACACCATATCAATATTAGTAAAACTCAACGTAAACGCTGAAAAATTCATTGCGTACAATTTCATATCCTGTAAACTCATTATTTTTCTTCTTTAATTTCTTCATATGATCCGTCTTTCAGATCAATGTTAATTTTACCATATTTTTCTTCTAATGGTTTCTTACTTTCTTCTTGTTTAGAAATTTCATCAGCGTACATATGGTTTAAGCTATGAATTTGTGTACTTAACAAACCTATATCGTGTTTGATAGCATTTAGCTTACCTTGTTGTTCTTGTAATTCTTTTAATTCTTCTTTTGTAATTTTTGACATTTTATTAAATTTATGATTAAGATATAAATATACTAATTTTTACATTTACATTCTTGTTTCAATTTGTCTACTTCTGCTTTTAGTTCTTGTATTGATTTAATTAATGGTGCTATTAGGGCTTGATAATTTACCCCTTCGACTTGCAGACCTTTAGATTCATCTTTCATATCAATTTGTGAATATGTAACAAACCTATTGTCAATCATATCTTCAGCAATTAATCCAACACTTTCAACATCATCTTCTTTCATTTTAAACTTAACTGGACTTAAAGAATCTATAAAATCTAAACCTATATCAATTGACTCAATATCTTTTTTATATCTTTTTGATGATGATAATTTTCTAATAAAACCGCTTGAATCTACTCCAACAGCAGTAGCACCAGTAGTAACACCAATTGCGGGTATTTTTATATTTCCATCTCCTCTAACTATAAATAATTCTGAAGTTCCAGCTCCATTATCAATATACAATGCACTATCGTTTCCTGAACCTGCACTCAAATAAATACCATTATCAAAGTCAGAATCTACCCTTAACTGATATGCAACTTGTGTTAAACTACCTGAACCTATGTTAATGTTTCCCCCAGATGTTATCCTCATTCTTTCGTTTGTACCATCTGTATAGAATAATAAATTTTGACCAGAAGATGCTCCTAAAGCCATATCTGCATTTCCAGATGACCTTTGTCCTATCCATCCTTTTTCTGTTCCTCCAAGTTTAAAACTAATTACACCACCCCAAGTTCCATCAATATTTAAATCTGTAAAATTAGTTTGACTATAAGGATTTGTTATTGTATCAGTTCCTATTCCTACGTTGCCGTCACCTAAAATAGTCATTACATTTGTACTTCCTGTTCTTGCTTGAAATATATAATCACTTGAATCTGTTGAATTTATTTTTGCTAAAATTCCATAACCAATTGAATTAGTGTTTTCAAATCTTCCTGCCCAATTATTTGATAAATTAGCTGTAACTTCAAGTTTTGCAAAAGGATTAGACGCTCCGATTCCTACGTTTCCGTCACTATCTATGGTTAATCTTTGTTCATTATTAGTCCAGAACGCTAAAGGGTATGCACCATATTGTCTAACATCTGCCTGTCCAGTATCTTCAACTGAAATATATAAATCAGCATTTGTTAAACTTGCTGTTGAATTATTAATTTGTAATGTTGCATCAGTTTTAGATATTCTAACATCTCCTCCAAAAGTTCCTCCACCTGTCCAAGTATTTTCTCCATCAAAAGCTAATGTATATTTTACTTGGTCATTATGAGCAAACCTTAAACCTCCACTCATAGTATCACAATTAATAACACCTACATCTCCTGCTCCATAAGTTGTGTTTGTAGATGAAACTGCTTTTAGTTGCATATTTCCACTGTCTGAAACTATTAAAACTCTTGCAGTAGCTGAACTTCCAGAATTTGAATTTGTTACACTAAGTTGATTTGTAGTATTAGCATCAATAGTAGAACCTATATTTCCAGAAGAAGTTACATCCCCTGCAAAGGTTGAGTTTCCAGTATGT